AAAGAATAGTGTAAAAGAACATCTTAAAGACTGTCTTGAAGATGGAATAGAAGAGGATAAATATAATTATCGGATAATAAAAAAGGAGAACGGCTATGAGTAAAGAACAGATTGATTATATTGAGCAAGACATATACGACTACTTTGGTGCTGACCAAGAGATATACAAGGCCACCCGTCATGACTTACTCGGAGTGATCGGAGGTATGAGTGGGATACTAGAATTGTTATGGCATAAGCAAGTCACTCCTGAGATAGCACTCAAAGACTTCAAGTCTTGGCTCAAGGAAAGACAAGAGCATGATGACTTACTTGACATGACTGAGGAAATCCCCGATACTAATGTTCCAATTAAAAAATACGAGGTGGAACATGTCTAAGATAAAAGCAGAAGACATAGATTATATTCATGTTGAAGAGGTTACTTTCAGCGTGGTTATGAGAGACGGAAGCGATGTGTTAGTAAGTGAGAAAGGTATTGAGTTAGATACTTACTCACGCGAAACACTTGCAGACAATGTAATGTATCACTTAGAGCAAGGGAAACCCGTTGAGATACTAGACGATGACGATGACATGATTACCTTTGAGCCTGACATCGACTTAACGGAGACACACTAATGGAACACCATTTACTTACAGACATTCGCAGATTGCTCAAGGATTTTGTAGTCTTATTAAATACACACAGTATAGGTAATGAAGAAACCGTTGAGGCCAATCGTATCATCGAGGAATTGTCGATTGTTTTAAAGAACCAAGAGTTAGTAGACACGATCGAATCTAAAATTGAGGAGGAAGAACATAGGCAAATATCAGATGACTTGGCAGAAGAAATTCTGTCTCGTGGACAACATTGTCCAAGTGGTAATTGCGATGTATAGTATAGGGGTATAACAATCAACAAGGATTCGCATGACACCCGAAAAGAAAGTCAAGATTAAAGTAAAAAGTATATTAGATAAGGCAGGGGCTTACCATTGTATGCCAGCTACAGGAGGGTATGGAGCAAGTGGCGTACCCGATATTATTGCCTGTCATAAAGGATTGTTTCTAGGGATTGAATGTAAAGCCAACGGCAACAAAGCAACGGCCTTACAAAACAAACACCTGACCTTGATAAAACAAGCTGGAGGGTACTCAACTGTAATTGATGAACATAATGTAGATTCATTAGAGGAAGTCCTTAAACGCTTAATATGAAAAAAGATAATGTAAACAACCCGTCTCACTATACTAAACACAAGTGGGAAGTGATTGAGATTCTTCAAGAGTTTTTTCCTAAAGATCCACTCCTGTGGCAATGTGGGAAATACCTACTAAGAAGTATGTACAAAAACAATCTTACTGAGGATTTAGAGAAAATGATATGGTACGCTAACAAACGAATAGAAAATGAAAGGAATAACAATGGGAAACATAAGGAATATAATGACACCAGAAAATAAAGAAGAAGCAGTCAGACTAATTAAAGAATGGCAAGAAAAACGACCGAACTTTAGTCGCACTAAGTTAGCTGAAGCAACAGGCGTTGCATACTCTACCTTACTAGAATTTGGCAAGCAAGGGCTAATAGAGTTGCCTGAGAAAAGACACACCAATAGAAAAAATACCTCTTGGGGTAGATTAGGAATACCAAAAGAATGGCCGACGAAATAGATGTAGCTAATGCTGAAGTGGAGGCTCGACTTAAGTTTACCCTTAAGACAGTCAACACTTCGATTGAAGAGAACGATACTGGCAAATGTATTTGGTGTGGCACTCCCGTTATAGATAGAAGACGGTGGTGTAATGCCCAATGTCGTGATGAACACACAGCAACATATGCAATATGAGTTTTAAAACAGAACAACGAAAAGAAAGAATCTGTCACAAATGTGGCGAGAAGAACGCTAAGTTCTTTTTTAAAAAGTGGTATTGTGGACATACACGGGAGCTACAAGGCTTCTGCAAAAATGAGAGGAAACCATGCAAGTAGTAACGATTGACTTTGAAACATTTTATGCAAAAGGCTATGGCCTACGCAAGTACACAACAGAAGAATACATACTGAACCCACAGTTCCAAGTGATCGGAGTAGCGATTCAGATAGATGATGGCAAGCCCGTATGGTATGCCGGAGAACAGGCATCTATAGGGCTGAGTGCCATTGATTGGCGTAACACAATGCTCATGTGTCATAACACGCAGTTTGATGGAGCAATACTTAAATGGGCTTATGGCCACGAGCCAGTAGCCTACCTCGATACTCTATGCATGGCACGAGCCAAACATGGAGTAGAAGCCGGAGGTTCACTTAAAGCATTAGCTGAACGCTATCAGATAGGCGAGAAAGGAAACGAAGTCTTGCAAGCAATAGGTATGCGACTAGAAGACTTTCCGGAACACCAACTGCGTCAGTACGGGGAGTATTGTAAGAACGATGTAAGACTTACTTACGACCTATTCAAAATCCTGTCTAAAGGATTTCCCTTAGCCGAATTGAAACTCATTGATATTACACTTAGGATGTTCATACTACCTATACTACGCGTCAATGATAAATTACTAGAAGAAAGACTCAAGGAACTAAAAGAAGAAAAGACCTTAATGTTAAAAGGGTTAATGGAAACCTTAGACTGTGACACCGAAGAGGCAGTCAGGAAGAAGTTAGCAAGTAACATACAGTTCGCTAAGATATTAGAAGACATGCACATTCCTGTGCCAATGAAGGTATCCCCTACTACCGAGAAAGAAACCTACGCTTTAGCTAAGACTGACGCGGGGTTCATTGAGCTACAAGAAAGTGACAACCCTATACTGCAAGAGTTATGTGCAGTCAGACTAGGCACGAAGTCTACGATAGAAGAGTCACGCATACAAAGATTTATAGACATCGGAGAAAGGAATCAAGGACGCTTACCTATCCCACTTAAATACTACGGCGCACATACTGGCCGGTGGAGTGGAGCAGACAAAGTAAACTTCCAGAACTTACCGAGTCGTGATGTTAAGAAGAAAGCATTAAAGAATGCAATCCTACCCCCTGACAATCATGTGATACTTAATGTTGACTCTTCACAGATCGAAGCTCGTATATTAGTCTGGCTTGCCGGACAACACGACCAAGTAGAACTGTATCGACAAGGCAAAGATGTGTACTGTGACTTCGCCTCTCGTGTGTATAAGAAAACAATTAATAAAAGAAATAAGAAAGAGCGAGCAGTGGGTAAGACTTGCATACTTGGGTTAGGGTATGGCACAGGCCATGTCAAGCTTAAGGGTGTACTAAAACTTAACGCCGGCATTGAAGTTAATGAGATAGAAAGTAAACGCTTGGTTAAACTATATCGTGAAGTTAATCATGAGGTAGTTAAGCTATGGGACGAGTGCGACAGAGCCTTACGAGACATCGCATCATGGCCGGTTGACCGGCTCCCGTATTACTTAGGCTCAGGCAAATGTCTGTTAGTAGAACCTAAAGGGATTAAGTTACCTAACGGTCTATACATTACCTACCCTGACTTACAGTTAGGTTCAGATGGCTACGAGTATAAATCTAGACGAGGCACTATCAGTATATGGGGAGGTGCAGTAGTAGAGAATGTTGTACAAGCGTTAGCTAGGATAGTGATAGGCGAACAGATGATAGAGATTAATGAGAAGCATAGGCCTGTACTTACAGTACACGATGCCGTAGTGTGTGTATCGACAAAAGATACTGCCCAAGATACTTTGGACTATGTGATGGGTATCATGAATACCGCGCCTACTTGGGCAAAAGACTTACCTATTGCATGCGAGGGCGCATACGGAGACACCTATGGAGATTGCTAACCCATACTATAAACTCCCTCATACATCTAGGGTATCTACTACCCTTACTATTTTAGCCTACAGCACTAGAGACTGGATAAACTATTATAACTTTAAAGCTATCCGGCTACCGAATGATTTGTTATTTAGCTTAGATCCATTTTTAAAGAAACTATATAAGAAACATAAGTTTCATGCGGGAGTATTAAAACTAGAACCTAATACTTATTACGACTGGCACAAAGATACCAACAGAGGTGTGAGTATTAATATGGTATTGAACTTTGATGGCCACCATCATTGTCTTTTTACACAAGATCATGGTAAGGTAACAGGGAAGTTTAAAGAATTAGTTTATGAACCACATACTTATTATTTGTTTAATAATCAAGAGTCTCATTCGGTTTATAACTATGATGCTATTAGATTTTTATTTAGCATCGAATTTGAAGAGACTAAAGAAAGCTTAACATTCAATGACTTATTAAAGGAGTTGCACAATGGCTGACATGATTGAACATAGTAATTTTGTATCAATGCATCAGATGAAACAAGAGTGGGAAGATGACATCGCGGCAGAAGACGAAGAGAAAACTAAGATGGGCTTAACTAAAAAATGTATGAACTGCCACACAGAAGTTTCTAAGTGTAGCTGTCATCTACAAAAAAAAACTTACTGGGGTTACTAATATGGTAGGTGAAGGAATCTTTATTCTCGTAGTCAGTTTATCAGGAAGCTATACAGATAATGAGTACGTGGGCAACTTCCCTAATTGCATTTCGGCGATGCAATACTTTGAAGAACATTGTTCACAACACAAAGCGGCGAGTTGTATTTTAGAAAAGTATGCTAACCTACCTGATGACCACGTATCACGCAATGCATTTTCTTTTAGTATTAAAGAAGTTCAGAGTTGTGGATTCATAGGTGTCGAGACGAGAGAAAAATTTTTAAAGGATTAATAATGTTGCACGAAATGTATGATGGCTTGATGATAATGGATTTTTTTGACGACTGCATTATTGGAGTAATAAAGGGAATTGGTGCGGAAGATAAAGTTTGTTATAGCTATAGTCAAGTAATTGCAAAGCTTATGCGTGAAGATGAAATGACTGAAGAAGACGCGATGGAACACTTTTACTTTAACATGATGGGTGCATATGTAGGTGAGCACACTCCAGTTTTTTTATTTGAAGAGGGCGATCATTAATGGCAAAACTAACACAGTCAGAACGTAAGTACGAACCAACGCACAAACGCACAAGTCAAGGGGGTAAGGTACCTAAGACTTCTTCCATGAACAAAAGCTTTAGATCTGGATACAAAAAATACAGAGGACAAGGAAGATAATGAGTGATTACACGTGGAGTTTTTCCTCCCTAAAAGAATATATTAATTGCCCTAAGAAATATCAAGAGGTAAGAATATTAAAGAACTACTCATTCATAGACACGCCTCAAACTATTTATGGTAAGGAAGTGCATGAGGCATTAGAACTTTATGTAAGAGACGGCGTACCCCTAGCTAAAAACTATATGAGATTTAAGAAGATGGTAGACTCTTTGATTGCTATTCCCGGCATTAAATACCCTGAACTTAAGATGGCACTTACTAAAAAAATGGAGCAGTGTGATTTCAACGATGAGAAAAGATGGGTGCGGGGCATTGCTGACCTTGTAGTAGTTGATAACGATGAGGCATATATCATTGATTACAAAACAGGTTCTAATAAATACCCTGATACCAAACAGTTAAGACTGATGGCACTGATGTGCTTCGTGATCTTTCCTGAAGTTAATAAAATCAAGGCCGGCCTTTTGTTCTGTATGAAAAATAGTTTTGTTCAAGAGTCGTATACTAGGGAAGACATTCATAAATCATGGAAGAAGTTTCAGACACCTTTAGATAGACTAACAATGTCTTATGAGAAAGATGAGTGGATGCCTAACCCTACTCCGTTATGCGGATGGTGTCCTGTTGAAACATGTGAGCATCATAGACCTAGAAGATAATGTACACTAGAGAGTGTAAAGTATGTAAGACTAAGTTTGAAACATTGCACCCTAAATATCTTTGTTGCTCTACTAAATGCACGATGGTTAATAAAGTAAACAGAAGATACGAAAGAGAGAATGGAGATTGGTTAGCCTACTTTAAACACCTTCTTTCTAAAAAAGAAAAGACCGATCTAACTCCAAGAAAGTTAAAGAATGTATTAAAAGCACAAGATTATAGATGCGCCTTGACGGGGATGCCCTTAACTTGCGAGAGAACACGAGGAGTTACTTCTAAAACGAACGCAAGTATTGACCGAATTTTTGCCGGAGGGGTGTATAATAGACGAAACATTCAGCTTGTATGTAGAGCTGTCAACTCTTTTAGAGGAGATATGACAGTGAATGAATTTATTAATTGGAGCAAGAAGGTAACTTACCATGCCATACGTCAACAAAGAAAGACCTCACAAGAAAGAGTATCAGCAACAAAAAGCAAGGGGCGAACACGAGAAACGCATGGAACGTCAAAAGCTTAGACGCAAGGTGGATAAGAATGGTAAAGATACCAACAGCAATGGTGTGGCAGACAAGAGAGAGGGTAAAGATTTAGCTCACAAAAAGCCTCTATCAAAAGGTGGTAGCAACAAAGACGGTTATACAGTTCAGCCTAAATCTAAAAACCGATCATTCAAAAGAAACGCAGACAGTTCTATAAAAAACAGACAATACTTAGCTGGAAAATAGACCATACTAGACCATACTAGACCACACTGGACTATAAGTAAATAAAAGGTTGACTTGTATTAGAGCATAGATTATAGTGTTAGTTCCACTAGAGAGGAAACGTATGGAACTAATTGATAACAAAGCTTTAAAGATTACAGTGCCTAATGAAGTCGTTGATAGAATCAAAGCGTCTGTAAAGAAAACAAAAGTTTTAGAAACTAGAGAAAATTTGAGTGACTTACTTATTCATTGGGGCCCTGATGAATTAACACAACTTAATTCCATTGTTACATTTAAAAATGATTTACCCTCACCTATAACAAAAGATTATAAATATACTGGGCGATGGGTTCCGTTTGACCATCAAAAAGTTACCTCTGAATTCCTAAGTATTAACAAACGTGCCTTTTGTTTTAATGAAGCGGGCACCGGTAAAACTTCTAGTGTGCTATGGGCATCAGATTACCTAATGAATCTTGGAGTTATTAAACGTGTATTAGTTATCTGCCCCCTATCTATTATGACTTCTGCTTGGAAGAACGATATATACAACACCTGCGTGCATCGAGTGCCGGGAGTAGCGTATGGTAAAGCTGAAGATAGAAGGGCTATTATTAGTAACACTAGATATGAGTTTGTTATTATTAACTACGATGGTGTCCGGATTGTAAAAGATGACATCATAGATGCGAACTTTGATTTGATTGTAGTGGACGAAGCTAACGCTTATAAGAATGTATCTACGACTCGATGGAAAACCCTTAATAAAATATTAAAACCACACACAAGACTTTGGATGCTTACTGGAACACCCGCATCTCAATCTCCATGTGATGCGTATGGATTAGCCCGACTTGTCGCACCACATAAGGTGCCTAAATTTTCATCAGCATGGCGAGACAGAGTGATGAATCAGATAACACGTTTTAAGTGGATACCAAAACTTACAAGTGAAGAGGCGGTGTATGGAGTTTTACAACCCGCAATTAGATTTGCTAAGAACGACTGCTTAGATCTTCCGCCAGTCACTTATCAAACAAGAGAAGTGCCACTATCTAAAAATGTTGAAAAGTATTATAAAGAATTAAAGAAGGAAATGTTAATTACTGCGGCGGGAGAGGAGATAACATCCGTGAATGCTGCAGCTAATATGACAAAACTTTTACAAATTTCAGGGGGTGCAGTTTACACTGACAGTAGAAAAGTAATTGAATTTGATATAAGCCCTAGACTTAATGCGCTTATGGAAGTAGTCGATGAGACTTCTAATAAGATATTAATTTTTGTACCCTACCGACACACCATTGATATCGTTGCTAACCACCTAGAGTCAAAAGGAATTACAACGGCCATCATTAATGGAAGTGTATCAGCGCACAACCGCACTGAGATTATTAAAGAGTTTCAAAATGCAGACGATCCAAGAGCTTTGGTTATTCAACCACAGTCTGCCTCACATGGAGTCACACTTACACGAGCAGACACGGTAGTATTTTGGTCTCCCGTTATGAGTGTAGAAGTTTATCTCCAATGTATTGCAAGGATAGATAGAGTGGGGCAGAAGAACAAGATGACTGTGGTTCATTTACAGGGGTCTGAAATTGAGAGGA